CTACACACATTTTCTTCTATATTCTATGATTTTGTTGTCAGTGCCAACGATTTTTTCAATGTCAGCAAACGACTTTTCGGGTGTAACATGTGTATACAAGTCCATTGTCATTTTCAGTGTTGCATGACCCAAATATGATTGAACAACTTTCGGCTCTATCCCTGACTCAAAACATCTTGTCGCAAACGTATGTCTGAATGTGTGACCGCTAAAAAATGGAAATTCATTGTCACTGCTCTTTGTATCATTTATCCGTCTTACAACTGAACGTATAGAGTCGCTGTATATAACCGAATTAATTGGTGTGTTAAACCTTGTAACAAACAAATATTCGTTCTGTTCTTTAGGCCTGTGTGTCGAAACTATCTTTTTAAGCTCAAATTGTTTCGTCAGATATTCCTTGCACACACTGTTAATTGGTACGTGTCTGTAACTCTGCTTGGTTTTTGGTGGCTCAACATGAAATGTCTTGCCTTTATCTTCAAGGTATTTCTGGTACACAAGTGTCTTATTAACATCAATATACCCCTCGTCCATATGTATATCTGCAATAGTGAGCGCAAACAGTTCTCCTGGGCGCAAGCCTGTATTAACTGCCACATTATACATGTTGTCGTAAAATGTGCCTTTACATGCTTCAAAAAACTCGCTCTGTTGCTCTACTGTCAATGCAAACGTATTAACTTCTTTGTCTGCTCTCAGCTTTACACCTTTCGCCGGATTCTTAATCATCAGGTCATCTTCCATAGCTCTACTGAACATGTCGTTTAAAATAACCTTGATTTTGCTCTGTCTCTCATACTTATAGTTATCGTCAGAAGCTTTGTCGATAAGTAACTGCACATCTGACTTGCGAATAGATGTTATTTCATGGTTTCCTAAGTATGGTGAAATGTTCTTCTTATATATATGCGTGTACTCCCTAATGGTATTGGGGCGCACCCTCTTTTTCTTGTATACATTCATCCACCTGTCAAACCACACATCAAGGGTAATGCTATCTCTAACACTTGTGAACTGTTGATTGTCAGCCACTGCTTTACTAAGTTCTTTCCGCAGTTCTGACAACTTGCTGTTGTAAATTGTCTTGCTCTTGCCGAACCTATCTTTATATCTGCCCTGATAGAGTCCGTCCTTGCGCTGGGTTATTCCGACTCCCAGCTCTTTTCCTCTCAAATCCTTTCCCATACTGATTTATGGCTCCTTTCAAAATCAAAAGCCATTATATGATAATTTCTATATTACTACATAATGGCTCATAATTCAATATATCTATATACTATCTGTCTTTTCGAGGTATTTTTCAAACTCCTTGCGCTTGACTAATCGCTTACCTCTCCCGACAAAAAGTACAAAAGGGCACGAGGGATTATTAAGCATATCATTGATTCTGTTAATTCCGATATTGCTGTATTCTGCGGCCTCATCAATCGTCAGCGTTACCTTTTCCCATATTGGCACTTTGTTAATCATTGCCTGACTCCTTTCTATCTTTTCTTTAATGTCTGCCACTCTCCGGGAAGTGGTTGTTTTTGAGATTAATAGTCTCTGTGATACCTCTTCAAGGCTTTTATCAGCAACTAGCAACTCAAAAACTTCTGCTTCTTCATCGGTGAAATTGGCATTTTTCATAATTTCTTCAAGTTCCGGTCTAGTCAGCTTTGAAAACTTCATAGACCTTATCTCCTATTCTTCGGTTTTGTTCGTACTGTGTATACAAGTATTTGAGTATCGGCATGAACTGTTACATAGCTTGTTGTCCTCGTATACACATTGTCTTTCAATCGGCTCTATATCACTTACAGTTCTGCTATTCATCTTATCATCACTTCCTTTTTATACTGTTCTGCCATATATTGTCCGTAGCTCATGCCCTTACTCTTAGCAATCTCGCAAATTTCCGCAAGTTTGTTTTTCTTGACGGGCTTTCTTTTAAGTCTTTTCTTTTCTCTGATTTTTCTTAATTCCGTAGCTCTCTGCTGTCTATGTGCTTCACAACACGTATTTTGGTTGGCTGCGGTCGGTGTAAATATCTTGCTACAGACTACACATTTAATTGGTTTGTAGTGCTTCATTGCTATCTCCTTGCTTGATATTCAGATTTTTAAACATAGCACACATAACATCTACCACAATTGAGTTGCCGAATTGCTTATACAACTGTGTATTGCTATTTACTACTGCCATTTTGTCAATATCTTCATCAGATACACCCATCAGCCGCCCACACTCTCTTGGTGTTAGTTTTCTTATACGATATTGTGTGGCAATATGGCTATTCGCATATCCGTGCGTTCCGGCTACAAGATTAGCCGATATGCCGTTATCGGAAATAACTGTACCGCATTGGGAACCGTTGCTTGATATTTGACCGACTTTTTGGATATTATTTTCAAGCAATAAATTATCTTTCTGCACACTCGTTAAGCAATTACTTGTACCTTGCATATTTACTTCTAATCTCTGCTCTGTTGGGTTCCCCACAGTTCTATCTGACGGATTATCAGGATTTCTGCCACGCATAGCAACTATGCACATATTGTCTTTATGACTGCCTATGCCTTTATAATATCGTGATGTCACTGTGCTTGCAGTAGGTGTATTAATGTCACATATTTCCGCATTATCTAAGCTGTCTAAGTGTCCGTTAGGCATTTTATCTAATTTGCACGGAATTTGCTCTTCAAGAATTTTCGGCTCTTGATTGCCACCTTGCATTGTACTCAATGTCGGACTACACCCCCCCACATCATAAATTCTGTTGGTACTCTCGAATTTTGCTTCAAGAGAGCCTATTACATTTACATCTGCCATTACTTCAATCACTCCGCTACTTGTTTTATTGGCTCTTAGGGTAGGACAAATCCCCCCCTAAGTACCTTTTCGCCACCGAATTTTTCACTTTCAAAAAGCACTATTCCGATAGCATCTGTTATTTTTTCCATTGCATAAATCTTATCGTTGCGAATATCAAACCACTCATTGTCAGTGAACACGTAATAAATATTCGCTCCGTCCTCGTCCTCTCCGATTTGACAAGAGAATGCCGGACGTCCGTTTGAGTAGTATGCTACAAACGTATACATTGGATTTTCAGAAGATAAGTAAAAATCGCTCTCATCAAGCAGCTGTCCTTGTCCGTCATCATTACCGATGAATCTGTAGCCGGTACCGCATATGCTTCTCCAACGATGTATGTCTATGTCACACTCCTGTTTGCTTTCAGAGTCCATCGTGATGTTAAGCTGTGTGATTTCCTCTGACTTGTGGTTATCTGTGCCACGCAGCACATATTGAATTGGCTCGGCACACATCTCTGCGGTTTTGCGCTCAACAAGCTCATACGCAAGATTTACAGCAATTTTGTTATTGATTTCCGGGCGGTTTACTTTCTGCCGATACAAAATTGGTTGGTCGCCACGATAGTATCTGTCAAGATACTCAATCTCAATAGCGTTTTGCTCGTGAATCACAAGTGCTTTATTCAGTTCTTCGATTATGTTATTTTTTGTGATTTGCCTTTTACGTGTGAAAATAACTTGTCTGCCGTAATTATTTTGGCAGACGGCCGAAAAAGGTCTTACATTTTTATGAGCATATCTATACATCAATAAAACCTCATGCCACTTGCAGAAGTTCTTTGTGGAACCTCTTTTATCTGAAATTCTTGTGTGCCAGCCCAAAACCATATCCATTTACGGCAGTGCGTACACATTACTTTGTGGTGTTTCTTGTCGCTTTTATTTAACGATTTGTCTTTAATGTGTTAATGCTAATGTTATTGTTGTAAGTGTTTCGCCTACTGCAAAAATTATCATTCCATCCACACCAGCTATATCATTCATTATGCACAATAATATTGAATTTATTAAAAACGAAATAATTTGAATTTTGTTTTTATCTCTCATAAACATTACTCCTACCATTCTTTGCTTTCACACCAGCTACCCTTGCAAGCGTGATTCATAATGTTAATTAAAACCTTTTCAGAAGAAAAGTGAACTAAGCTGTAATCACATTGTGCTGAAAACTTTGTATTGAAATATTCATCAACCAACATCTTGTAGTCTGTATTATCGTCCATATCACTTATAGCCGCATAATAGGTATCTGTATATCCGTCACGCTCTATGTCGGTTTCTTTTGTTAAATTATCTACTAGGATGATTTACCATATCAGAATTAATTTTGTTAGACTCAAATCCTGTTAATTTCATTGCCGTTAACTCCTTTACTGTTATATATTATATATAACTAATATTTAATCATAGTTGTATGTATATATATTATTATTGTGTATGTTGTTTAATTAATATATAACTTATGTTATAATAATAAATACTGCTTGGCGAGGTTAAGGTATGAGTAAAGGCCTTTTTGTTTTGGCGGATATTTGAGGGGCTAAGTGGGGCGGTTTGTTGCTTTTCATATACACCCCTAGGGCACCCGATACGCGCGCTGCTTAAGTCTCAAACATCAAGCATTTTAAATTGTATCTATTGCATATACAATTTATCTATACCCTTTCAACTCTTCGCTAAACAACTGTTTTGTGAATAGTTATAGTAATTCGGCAGCCCTCAAAGCCTTGTAAATCAAGGGATTAGAATTGTGTATGTTGTATATACAATTACTTGGCATTATCAACCATGTTATCACCCGATAGTGCTTTAATATTCTGACTATTTGAAGCGCCTAATTGTGGCAATTCATTAGCACTTAATGCTCGCGCTTGCTGTCTGCTATCGCTTGTATATGGCGAAGCCCAGCCGTAACGCCTATTGAGTATTGCAATAACTCCGACTGGGTTCTTTGCCCCAGTCACGAGCTTATTAGACAAGCTCTCTTCCTGATATTTTCTCAGTTTTTCCAAAATCTCCGATGCTATCGGGCTTAGCGTATTCTTACCCCAGTCATAAATAGTACTATCAGGAATACCAGTTAAAGAACTAAAACCCAATATACTAACTTCTTTATCATACTTCATACACATATCGTATATATATATATCTAATACATACATAACTAATTCAAAATTATAACTATTAAAGTTACTCTCTTTATACATACCATTATCTAATTTATAATTCTCTTTAGACTTAAAGTAATTAATATCAAATAGCTTTTTTTGAATATAATATAAAGCACTGTTCCATACGCTTTGTGATTCTTTTTTTATATCCTCAATCTTATTTACTTCGCAAAATTCATTTAGATAAAATAATAAATCGTTTTCATAAATCTCGATTTGTTCTGACATTGCAGCACATCCCCCAAAAAGCCAAAATAAAAAAGCCCGCACCGCTTGGAGTAATTCCAAACGATACGAGCTAGCCGGCATTCGCTTATTAATTAAATTTAAGATAATAATATATAATTCTACTTATTTTGTCAATATACTGATTATTGGATATATAACAATAACTGTATTGATTAATATATACCATATCACATACATATATATTAATTATATATAAAATAAAAAGCCGGCCATAAAAACCGACTTTAAATTTTAGAATGGACACTCATTGTTATTGTTTTCCAGCTCGTCCAGCTTATCCAGCACTAATTGATTTACAAAGCCGTTAATTGTAAGCCCTTGCGCCTGTATTCGGTCTTTTGTGCCCTTTGGCAAAGTAACGCTTATTCTGTCGTAGCTCTCTCTTATTCTGTCGTTCTGCTTTTGTATACGCTTCTTGTAGTTTTCAATTATTTTCTTTTCATCCATTTTTTACACCTCATTATATAAATTAATAATATCAATAATCACTGGCAATAATACTATAAATAATATTGCTATACATAAATATATAATAATTAAATTATTATGTCAATAATAATTCATTACATAATATAAATAATAATAGTTATTTCTTATTATATGCATTAATTCATTTATTATTGATTTTACTATTGCATTAATGTAATTAAATTTTATTGCAATATTTTTTAATTTATGTATTGACATTACATAAATGCAGTGTTATTATAATGTCAAGCCGAAAGGCAAGGAACAAAATAACATTTTATTAAATATGGAGGTACTTTTATATGGAAAGAATCAAAGAGTTAGAAAATGAATTAACAAAAGTTTGCGGCACTCACGAAAATGATTGCTCCAAGTGCCCAAAACAAAAAGAATGTGGAGAATATTGTAAATTGGCGCAGATTTACGAAATAGTAAACAGATAAGAAAGAGGGTCTAAATATGAAAACAAACGATACAATCAAAGTACATTTATACGATTTGCACAACAAAGAGATACAAACCAGAAACTATGGCAAGGTTTTTCGTGTGTACGAAAAAGCCGGAAAACTTGGAATCGATTGGAACACAGAAAAAAGCCCATACACCTGCAAGGGTGATGTGTTTGCACCATTTGAAACCTTTGCGCCGTCTGTAATATTCGAAAATATTGAAACCGGGGAACTTTTCCACTTCTCAAATATTAAAAATGCAGTTGTTAGAATAGCATAGCCGAAACGCTCCAAAATCGGAGCGTCAGCCGTGGGATGGTCTCCCGGCTCTGATGATGGCAGACCGCAGAAAATGAAAGCGAGGTTTTGAACATGGAAAAATATATAATGGTTGTAGCAAATGAACAGATAGAAAGAAGCAAGGCACGCAAAAAAGCCATTGAAGCATTGGAGTACAACCCAATGTGCTACAACTGCAAGAACTTCGGAAAATCTTGCAAAGGGTCAACAAATAAAGTATATAGTGGATGCGTCTATAAAGAGGTTGACGAATCTAAGCCGTCTATATATGCACAGATTGCGGAACAAATAAAATAGTCGAAACCGCCACTTTGGGCGGTCTGTAGGGATTGCCCCACCTGCACTGATGAGACAGGGCGCATAATGAAAGGATGGTTGATTATATGAAGTATTACAGAGCGGAAATCGAAGAAGATAACTTTGAAATAATCTTAGCTGACAACGAAGAAGAAGCAATTAAACAGTATTTTGAATTAGGAGAAAAGCACGAACTATTTAATCTGGTGGAACTCGATGCGGATTACAACGAGGTGCGCACGATTTTATAATTTAGGTAAGGTTAACTTTTCCAGGGTTTGATTCCCCGGGAAAATATAAAGAGGTGTAAATATATGAGATATTGTGGACGGCAGAAAAACGGAAAAGCGTTGCTATTAACGGACGATGAAATTATAAACAATGCACTTGAACAGGAAAAAAGCGGGATAAAACCGCATTATGCTTTTTATGATTATAAGAACCATGAAAAAATGACTCCGGCGGGCTGGCTTGTGTGGTCTTTACGTGATGGCGGTTGCGGTGTAGTTTACCGCCGTAAAGATGGGAAAATGATTATTACAACCGGTTTACAAGGTGATTTTTGTTATTGTTAGGGGGGCACAATATGAGAGATTTTATCGAGTTTTTAATTTTGTGTCATGCCTTGTTATTGGGTATGGTGGTTTATTTTTATTTTTTTATTAAATTGCAATTAGTAAGTTACATATTTCAACAAAAAGTCGCATAACTCAACTGATACTATCGACTTAATTTTTATTTAATTAGGAGAAATAAGAAAATGACAAGAATTGAGAAAATGATAAAAGACGGATATCCCAAAATTATAAAAGGTAATGGAGGATATAGAGCATATTTGAAAGATATGCAATCTCTAGGTGGTGGTGATTATATGGCTATATATCGTTATCCCGGTGGGGAATGCTGTCACAGCCTAGAAGAGATACAAAAATGCTTTGAAATCATTGAACAATAAGGGATGATATTGGAATAATTCGCAAGCTAATAGCGGTACAAATTAACAAGGTGTATTCTAGCCGGTTCGATTCCGGCTATTAGCTTTATATATAAGGCTTTTCAGGTCTTATATTATTAATTTAATTATTTTATTTATAGGTGCTTTTATACGGCTTTACGGCTGTATATATTGTACTCCGTCCGCGCGCCCGGTAAATAATCGCGCCAAGAGGTCTTATAAATGCCTTTATATTTATTATCAGGCTCAAGAGGTGCAACGCCTGAACAAACAATTGTGCGCCCTTTATAGGTGATTTACGTTACCACCTAATAAAAACAGATTAACGCACGACAGACCGCGAAAAGGTCAAAAAGTAACTTGTAAACCATGCACGAATAGAAAAGAGGGTTAATGAATGGATAGCGAACTAACTACGCTTGACGCTGTAGAAATGGAAATAAGAGCACGCTACAATGGTAAATATACGGATGTATTAGGCTATCAGGCAAGCGAGCGCGCCACACGCAAAGCGATAACAAATATTTTTAGAACTGTCGCAGAGTCGGGAACGTGTAACGATATTACCACGCTCATTAGTGGCAAAGAATACCGGCGGACGGCCTTCTCCAATTATCTACAGCATGAAAACTATATAAGCCCAATAATTAAGGCTTGTTATAGATAGGGGGTGTATTATGTCTAATTATGAGTATTTAGGGAAAAAAGAAATATATAAGCGCGTTCAGGCGCTAGGCTATGAAATGCCAAAAATAAGCGACTTTAGTTATATCAAGTATGATTGCATAGAGTGGATGGAGTCACACGAGTTAAAAATAACAGTTCAAAGGTCCGGTGAATGGCTGCAAGTTGTAGAGAAGCGCACGCACGTTCACCCGGTCACACTGTTTTGCGACTACGTGGCCGGAAAATATATCACGCGTTATTATTAGGGATATTTATATCCCTTTTTAACGTGCCAAAAATCAAGCGTGCAGCCGTTGGAGCTGTCGCGAGTTGTCCGGCTATAAGTCCGGGTGCTGTAGTACATTGACAAATAAACAAAAATATTCTATGATTTTATGATATATACATTTAAGCCGTGTATTTGACGTTTTAAGGACTTTTAAACGTGTTAGCGTGGATTTTATCAAGTGCGCTATAATAAACCACAAAACGAGCCGTTTACAACGCTTTGCGATATAGTTGTAGAGCTTCAAGCCGTCAAGCCGTGCCGGATGTGACGCGCCACGAGTCAGGCGCACCAACTCGCGTAAAATGTTTAAATTTTCAGAAAACTTCACTCAATTAAAGCGCAGTGTGAGTTCTTTGCAAGTTCTCGACAAGTTTTTGTAAAATTTTGCGAACGGATTTTTGAAATCGAAAAATCAAAAGGTACGGGGGCACTTTTTTTATCCTAAAATTTTTAGGAATTTGAATTTTGAATCGCTAAAAAATAAATGCTCTTGGCACTGTAGTCGCTCTCTCCTAGTTTCTCAATCAATTTCTGCCGTGTCATTTCCGGATTAGTCCGGTGTATGTATTCTAATAGTCTGTCTATTTTATCCATATTTTTGCTCCAATAAATTAAATATTTTGTCAGCTGTATATACAATATTCCGTCCGTACAAGCTCATAAAGTCTGCGATTATTTCCTCTGTCTCTATGTCAATGTCACAGCCGTATGAGAACGAGTACACATGCACTAGCTCGTGGCATAGTATCTTGTCGGCCATGTAATCAGACACATTATCAGCTATCGTAATAGTCTTAGTTGTATTATCGGTTACTCCTAAACTTATAGTGCCGTCAGACCGCTTTAATTCGCTTGATGTGGGCTTTTTAAATTGTATGTGCCACAATATATCATTAACTCTTATATCCATGCTTATACCCTCTAAAAATGGCTATGAGCATTACTACCCATAGCCTTAATAATTACAGTTTTGACGCAAGATTGCTCATTTTGGTGCGTAAAAGGTTGCGTTCATCGGGTGTCATGTCATTTAAAAGCTCTGATATATCTCCGCTTAATTCACGGATATACATGTCAAGGGCTTTCATTTTATGCTCTTTGTCCTCTGTGGAAGCTCCTTTGTGCATTTCCTTTGTCTCGGTATAATGTCTCTTTGCTCTGTCATAATTGCTTTCACTCACATGTGGTGCAATCGGTTCAGAGTAGTACATCTTGCCTCGGCTCTTATCCATGTCGCGCATATACTCCATGTCGTTGTAGTTTACCGGCATGTGATAATATGGCGGTTCTTCATATCCTCTGCGTGTTCCACGGCCTTTAGGGGCAAATCTGCCATTTGCATAACGATATTGGTCGTAATATCTTCTGCCACTTTCTTCGCCATATTCTGCCTTAAGACTTCTTAGGAGTTCTTTGTCGTACTCTTCTTCCTCTTCATCAGCCTTTTTCATAGCCTTGGAAATTATTGAATGATACTCAGCTTCTGCAAGGTCTTTTATCATATCTACGACCTGCCCCATCTCGGAAGTGTCAACATTCTCAACGCCCTTTTCAAGCTCGTTGACAGCTTTCTCTGTAAGACACTCCTGCATTTTGTGTATTCTTTCAACGTGCATACTCTCGCCCCCTAACCAATTCGATTTACTGTGATGTTAGCATTTGCAACACTGATAGCCTGTGCAGATGTATTCTTGACAGAAATTGCCTGACAGCATCCGCAAGGAAGCCATACATCTGTTGCCATAGACACATTGTTAAATGCTTCAACTGCTGTTGGTGTAGAGATTGCCAGTGTAGATAAGTCCGGCTCGCCCTCGACAGCAATAGCTAATGAAATTGCTCCTGCGGTTCCGCCTGTAGGAACTGCAATATTTCCGTTAAATTCTACTCTGTACTTTGCTTTGCAAGTGTTGGTAGCGCCTTTAAGGTTAATTAATCCGCTTCCTGTTCTGTGTGAAATATATCCTTTATTGCATACAGACGTTGGCGCATCTGTAAATAATACATTTCCGTTTACTGCAACTGTCTGTGTTGCAACATTTGAAAATTCAGCCATAATAAAATCCTCTCTTTCACAAAATAAGGGCAAACATTATAGTCTGCCCTTGGGTTATAAGTAATACTGCTTAGCAGACATAATCTCGACTAACTCTCGACTAAACTTGGACTAAGTCTCGACTAAAAATGATTTTTAATCGGTTTAGATTGCGTTAAACTCAATTAAGATACTCAATTATTCATTTTTAGCAATTACAGCCGGTATTGCAACCACAGCCATATGCATAACCATAAAGGTTAGAAGCCGGGAAAGATGGAACCGGTGTAGGTCTTACTGCGTCAATAATCTGATTTGTCTGCGCTGCCATTGTAGTAGTCAGAAGCGCGTTCTGTCTATCCTGTGAAGCTGCTCTTCTCAAATCGTTATTCTCTGCCTGTAAGGTTGCAATCTTGTCATTTGTCAGGAAGTCAAGAATAGCTCTTGTTCCTGCCTGCTGGCTGTCAATAATATCTCTTGTATTATTGTTCATTGTGTTCTGTAAAGCACAAGTGTTAGTAGCCATGTTGTAGTTTACGCCTTGGATGGCTTCTCTTGTCTCGCAGCAGCAGTTAGCAAGCTGTGACTGTAAAGCGTTGGTATTCTGCATATTAGCAACTGTGTCAGCGTTTACTGCCTGTTGTATGCCATAGCCGGTCTGCATGATGTTTGTGTTAATACCATTAAAACCTGTGAGCATACTGTTGTTCATGGCATAAAAGCCGTCACAAAGTCCGTTGGAAATGCCGTCTAACTTGCTGATAACTGCTGAATTATCAAATCCTCTCTGGATTTCACTGCCGACACCGCCATTAGCGCCACCGAAACCACCAAAGCCGTTACCCCAGCCCCCAAATATCGCAAATACTACGATAAGGAACCAAAGCCAAGAGCCGTCATTCCAGTTATTTCCGTTGTTTCCGTCCAAATTCGCCACGATAGGTACGCTTGGACAATTTCCTGTGTTGAACATCTGTTTTACCTCCAAAATTTATTTCATAAAGAGCCGTGCGCACGTTCTCTCATATGCTATATCCCAAAATTACCTCTAATCTGCTTCATTACATCGTCAGGGTTAATGCCTTTTTCCTTGCATAGGTTTCTCGCCATTTGCTCAATTCCCTTGCTGTTTCCGCTTTGAGCCATGCTCATTGCATTCTTAATCATTGGATTTCCCATTACGCGATTATTGCTCATTATCTGTTGCATTATTCCCATTACATTCATGCTTTTTCACCCTCCTTTTGTGTTCGTGGAGTTTTTCTTTGCGCCCCTAAAGATAATTGCTCAATTTTCTCTGATAGTTCGTTGAGCTTTGCCATAATACCCTCTGTGGCTTTCTCTGATAGGTCAAATTCAAGCTTTTCCGTGTCACCCGATAAAATGTCTGTCTTACCATTTAGAACCGGTTTAAAAGTCAATGTGCGTATTGTTCCGTCAGCATTCCAACTCTTGGCATATATCTCTGTTAAATCCTGTTTTGGAAAAAATGCTACACTGCCATCCATTGGCACCTCGTTGGGATTGATAGTCTCAACTGCCTGTACCACTCTGCCACTTATGCCTTGTGTCGGCTCAGGCTGTTGGTATCTCTGATAGTTCGCCATTGGGTTATACTGATATGCTCCATAATTAGGTGTATAATTCATCATTGGTTGCTGATACGGCATGTTCATTTTCTCTTTCCTCCAAGACCTCTTCGATTGCTTTAATGACAAGGGATAATGTCATTAAGTCGATTTTCTGTAACTCACTTTTTGCAAATATTTGTTCTCTCACTTCATCGTCAAACATAACATCATCTCCTCATGCCTAAATTGTGGCATAAAAAAAGAGAAGAGCATTTCCATGTTCTTCTCATATTTGTGTCATATAATGGCTTTTCTATATACAATTTTTACTACACACTTTTTGGGGCGGTTACTACACAGTTACTACACACTTTTCGCATTAAAATGCATTAAAATACATAGAATTTTATATTTTTTACGATTTTACGAAAATCCCGCAGACCCT